CAGTAATTGAACTTTTCCCCATAGCATACGGCGTCGTCGATCATGCACACACCATCGTTAGACGCGTGTGCATGGGCGACGACGCTCTATCCTGTGCCCGTTGTTAGTCACCAATTTGTAGCAAGGATGGCTCGGTGGATGGTCCCCACCCAGTCGAAAGCCGAAAATAAGTCGCTGGGATTGCCCGTAAGTCGATTGGCTGGTCACTGGTAACCAATACCTATAGTGGCTGGAGGCGGTTACATATTAGGTGCCTACGGGAGGCGCGCACAGTTGCCTCAGTGGTTCCACAATGTGTGGTGGTGGCATTCACCCGAAACGGTCACACGACCTAAGCAAAGCTTCAAACTGTGTGACCTGTGAGCAGCGGCTCATTAAAACGTGAGACCTAGAGTCTATAAACTAGCATCAAAGTGCTTTTCCGTCACGCGCAGCTAACCAGGACGGAATAGAGCGGAGCTCGATAAAACGACCGCCATGGGGGTGTGCTCTGTATGCAAACACGGCATTCATCCAGGTCCCCCAGAAGACCCAAAAGGACATCATCGAGGTCTATAAAGACGTAGTTGTCATTCGCCGAAGCGACAAAACTACGCTTGTCTCTGCGTCATGAGGAGCTGGCCAACTCAAGGCTAAATCTACATATATGACACCAATTGTAGTAAAACTCGGGTCTAGAGTCATAAATAGACAACCTCCAACCCCGGTGGCGGAAGCTGCCCAAGTGGACAACACCCCTGAACCACTACCCCACAACGTGGCCACTACGTTTCAGCAGCGTAGACAGATCCTAACGGCCTTGTTGCGTGATTGGGTAGATATGGGAATGGATGCCGACAACCTTGTGAACGTTGCTGAAGCGTTCGCATCCGAGTTCGGTTATGAGGAAGCCTTGTTCGCGGACGAAACTCCCACCCTCCCGTATCGGGAGGCATCGGAGCACCTCTTCACCGACCCTAGCGATGATGTCAATCGCCTAAGAGTCTGTATGCCCAAACCGAAGGCAGTGGAGAAAAAGGGAAGGTTATATGGCCCGGCGGGACAATCCCCCCGGCGGGTTAGCCCATACCACGTCGATCAGGACGATGGTCGGAAGCCGCGTAGAAATTGCTTGGACAAAGAAGGTGTAGCAACACTCGACCACGTCAACCGGGTCTTGAGGGAAGCGAAACTAGGCATACGTCCGGCGATGAAGCTGCGTAGCGTAGCTGTTGTCAGTGATGGTGTCCCAGTGGGGACATTCGAGCATCCCTATGTCGAGCAACAGAATCCCTCCGCGACAATCATGCAACCGTCATGTGTTAATGGTCTGACGGCCGCAGGTGAGCTTGGGAGGGTAAACATCCGACCGCAGTGCGAGAAATGTGGGGCAGGGAAGAAAGGGTGCGTCGCTATGGCGACCTGCCCTGACTATAAAAACGTGTCGAAACCAGTTGGCGCTGGTGGAGGGCAAGGGAGAGTCCCGAATGTGTTACGGAAGAAACGACCTGGTAAGTCGGTCTCCGTCCAAACCACCGGTCCCTCGGTGGGAGTACAGACCAATCCGGACGATGTTAGCGACGATGCTAATATCAGGCTGCGACCCCGCGGAGGAGCGACCAGGAAACTGGAAAGCGCGCTTCGAGAAATCCAAGAACTTGCTGGTGTGGTGGATGAGACCTCCTCCGGCTATGTGAAGGGATGGTTCCGGGCCCTATGTGGGGAAGAAGCAAAGGTGAACGCGATCCACCGAGTCAAACTGCTTGATGCTGAAAATGACACATACGATTTTCAGGTTTACATCAGGTTCCCTCGGACACAGCACGACTTGTGTGTCTCGCTGCGTCTCTTAGCTCGCTTGAAGAATTACATGATCTTCAGAGCTCGAGACAAAGCAACGCCCTTATCACTGCGCGCCAAATGCGCTCAATACTCGAAAGAGATTGGCATGACCCCAGAGCAACTAGTTTTAGTTATGCCTGGTAGCATAGTCGCATCTATGTATGCCTTCCTAAGCGAGAGAGCGGCTTATAGCGCGTTGGGTAACGAGGCAGGACGCACCACGATCCAGTGGTCAGAGCTTGTGAAAGAGGGTATAGTGGAGAAGGGGGATACTTGGTTACAGGTATTGGGTAAAGTTATGCTAATCCCGCCGATGGCTTTGTTCTCAGCTATCGTCGGTCTACCCCACTTGGACCCATTTGTGTTCCTCAGACCCCTACAGTTAAGGTCGCGGGTGGCTTTGGGTAGTACAACAACTTAGGAGAGCTCGGCTGAGGAGATACCTGGTGTCTGCGTCGGGGCTACTAACGTGGTCCTGCGTGAGGGTGCCAAGATGGTACTACCTTCAGAGGTTGAGCTCAAGAATGATTGTTCGGAACCCCGAAGGAGGATGTGGGTATGCAACAGACCTCGCATACGCGGATGTTGGACGGCAGCGGTTCACGCCAACTGCGTGCACAATGAAACTGCGTCACTTGTCAGGAGAACTCTGGGCACGACGCCCCCGTTCCGACACAACAAATACTACGAGCTAGAGCTAGCGTCCCTCGCAAAACTCGCTAAACGTAGTGGAGTTGTTAGGTGGGCCCGGAGGAGGGTAGTCAAAGGGTACGGGGGTGCCCTTAGACGGAGGTACGAGAAAGCTATGGAAAGTCTAAACGTGGATGGTGGCGTGGATCGACGTGACAAATCGATCTCCGCCTTTCTGAAGGCCGAAAAATTTAATCCCTTGGCAAAGCCTTCGAAGCCGCGCATGATCATGGCGCGCACACCGCGATTCAATCTAGAGCTGAGCAGCTACTTGAAACCACTCGAGCATTTCCTATGGGATGTCATAGGTACCAGGAGAGAAGAAGCTCTGAGCGGTAGGAAGAGTTGTTCCGACAACCCTACAAGACAGGTGGGTAAAGGGCTCAATGCAGTAAGTAGAGCTAGAATCTTGGAGGAGAAGATGGAAAATATTCCAAACTGCGTAGTCTTCGAAGTTGACGGAAAAGCTTTCGAGGCTCATGTGTCGCAAGAGTCATTGATGAGGGAACACGCGATTTACATGGCAGCATACAAAGGAGATAGGAATCTCAAAAGATTATTGGACACCCAACTGGTCCTTAAAGGACGTACGGACTGCGGTATCAAGTTCAGGAGAGACGGTGCAAGAGCTAGTGGAGACTTCAACACAGGCATGGGCAACACACTGATCATGCTGGCTTGTTGCAGGGCTGCCTTGAGGCTCGCCGTCGACGAACTGAAAACCGAATTCAGGTATGACATCCTTGCGGATGGGGACAACTGTTTGATATTCGTCGAGAATACGTCTGCGGAGTGGCTACATGAAAATTTCGCGAGACTCGCATCTACTGTTTGCGAACAAGAGCTTGCTGTTGAAAGCCCAGTACGGAACCTGTCGGAGGTGGTGTTTGGTCAGAGCAGACCATGCTTGGTTGGTAGTCCAGACGGTATAACGCTTCCCGACAGCCGGGTGTTTTGTAAAGCACCTAGGGTGTGGGCATTGGGGCGTTGGACGTGGACGGCCAGGCCCGATGCAGAGACTTTGATGACAAAAGTCTATCGGCATTGGAGAATGGTTAGAGATCCCTTAAAGACCTTGTCTTATTCCTACTCTAGTTATCGGCATTATAACCATTATGAGAAACATGGAAGAAAGGTACTGAAAGCGGTCTCGCAGTGTGAACTGGCTCTGAGTCGGGGGGTTCCTGTTCTACAATCCTATTTTGCCGAGGCATTGTCCAGGTTCGAAGGTGACCCCGATTTGAAAAATCCTCAGATCTTCCTTGAGGGACGGCTCCTCGAGGCGGCTTGGGCGCTAGGTGGTAGAGTGCAGACGTGGGAGGTAACGGAAGACGCAAGGCGCACATTCGAAGAGGCATGGGGCATATCGCGGGAAGAACAGATCCAGATAGAGAGGGACATCAAAAAGTACGTCAATTTTCCAAGGACGCAGGAGTGCTTTGCTCTTGTCGAGGTGCAAGACGGACCTGACGGTGGAGACCCACGCTCTATAGAGGACTTCCTTGGCGAGCTCTATTAATTTAGGGTTTTGCACAACCTCGGTGGAAGTTGGCGCGGTTGGATAGGCGGAGGCTTTAATTGGGATTTAGAGGCTTGTGGGGAGTGCAACCGGACGGAATGGGTGTGGTGAAGGGATGGATCGCGAATGTAGGTCGAAGGTAGCAAGGTTCGGGGCGGTACGTTTCAAACACAATTAGACAGTATGGCTGAGTCAAGAGAAGGCCCGGATGTGGACGACTTCTACCTACTTGCATTAATGCGTCGAAGAGGCGCGGCGTTAGCATTGCCTGCGGGATCAATGAAGGTATCTGGAAGCATTACGGTGATAAGGCGGGGCGATGAACAGGCCAATCCTGAGTAAGAGATGAAAGGGAGATAAACCTGGGATGGCAATTACCTGTGGTGAGCAGGGCTTGACCCCTTTTCCGGAGTGGACGAAGCTAGAAGCCAACCTTTTAGGGGGCAAACCCCCTTTTACGGCACGTAGCCTTCTGGGTTGCGGAGTCCGTGCTGTCGAAAGTGGGAGAGATCGGTCATACGTGGCTGTCCGTCGGGGGTCAAACTATGGGGGCGAGGTCTCACTCCTCACCTCAATCATGGTGGTTAAAATAAAAAGACCCCTTCCCTTTCTTTGTAAATTTCTGTGTAGACCAAAAAGCGGAGAACTGGAACCATTTGTTTCAAACCTTTGGAGACGGGTCGGGTCACTTCGGTTTTAAAAGCTCCCCTCGTTATGTCCATTGTCCAAACCTATCCGGGGCAACTCACCCTCGATTAGCGGCTCTCTACAAAAATTGGTTGTGCGTCCACTTAGGCGAATGACCTTGCTCTTAAACTGTCCAAACCCAACCCAGTCCGGGCGACAGAAATACGGGGTTAAACATCGAAGGACCGATGCTATTAAGGTCCGGATAGGTAGCTAATAGCAACCCCAGTGGCGAGGTAGGTGGGCAGGGCAACGTAAGCTCCAGAGATAATTGGAAAATCTTAGACACCACCGGTCTCAACGGCCGGTATACGCTCTAGTGTTAATCTAAAACACCTGTTCTCATAGCGAGAGAAACCCACACGAGTTCCCTACTCCCTCAGGCTTACAGGATTCCAGGCTGGGGCTTTTTCCGGAATACCTACGTGACCGATCGACGCGACAGATGGGCGCCAGCGGACGCGTTTCCGATAGTTGGTCTCCTGCACCGACGACCCGTAGTGTACCCTACGGAACTGCTGTATTCCAAAAACCCCGTACGGGTATCGGCCACGGTCTAAACAGCACAAATCTACTCATCCA